AAAGTTTCATTCAAACCGTGCAAGGACCCTTCTCTGAATTACCATATGCGTCAAACCTAACTAAATACTTGTTACGACAGTATAGACCCGATAACAGGGAAGAATTAACTATCCGTGTTACACTCGGAGTTACTCAACAGAATGTAGGAAAAGCACATTTCTCTTGTAGCGCATCTGCTTCAACCAGACCAAGTACTACAGATCCCAATACTGGCGCAGTTACATCATCTACATTCACATTTCCTTTTGGACAAGTACCTCAAGGTCCAGGTTGTCAAAATTGGAGCGCAACTGGAACTATGAAAATGCGTAATGACTTCACTAATGCTACACAAACCATGGCAAGAGCAACAGAAGCATACGGTAACCCTTATTCTGTAACATAAATGGAATACTTAATCTTTTTTGGAGCATTTGTCCTTTGGGGCGTATGTGTTTCTAACTATTTCGACGCAAAGGAGGACTAATGGCAACTCAAGCAGCAGCACTATTCATGGGAACCTGTAGCGGACATGGAAAGGCAAACGGTGTTGTCTGGCAACCAGGTCCAGGTGGAGGTTTTGCAAATCCTTGCCCTCATGCTTCCTTAGCACCGCAGATCAACACTAGAGCAATGCCGATTGCGGATAATTTTGCAACATGGCCACCTTGGCCACAACTACCTTTGACTCCTATTGTCCGTAATGTTATAATCAATAAACTAGTCCCGATCATTGATCAGGATGATCTTATTCCGCATCCTACCTTTACACAGCACATAACGATGTCTGTTGGGTTTAAATGCTTCACGGTGAGGAATACTCCTGCTTGGCATTGTACTTTAGGAACCTCTGCAGGTAGAGAAGCACCATCAGGTCATGCTCGAAGACTTTTTGCAACTACAAAGACAGTATTCATCAATAAAAGGCGTGCAGGTAGATTTGCAGACCCATTTGGAAATGGTACTACTCCTTTCCCATGTTTAAGTGTAGTTTCTGGATCAAGTAAGAATGTTTTCATCGGAGGTTGATAAATAGATTGGGATAGCAACCCCATAAAAAGTTCTAATGTACTATTCATTAAACTTTTATGATTAATCCCGACCGCGATCCAAAGTACATGAAGGAAACTCATGGAACTGTAGGTTTAGTTACAGATTACCATCTTACACCCTACATAGAGAAAGCAGAAAAGGCAAAAGACGTTAAACCACTTACAAAATGGCGTTAAAGGATATTAAAGGTAAAGACTTTAAGAGATCTCGTAATTTCGCTGATCTCAATATTGGTTTGCCATTAAATCCCTTTACAAAAGACATCTATAAGGTGACTAACGAGAATTCTATCAAACAGGCAGTCAAAAATCTTGTTTTGACTGTCCCTGGAGAGAAACCCTTTCAACCTCTGGTTGGTTCAAGAGTAAATGAGTTACTTTTTGAACCATTAGATGCATTTACCGCAGATGCAATCAAGGAAGAGGTAATAAATACAATTAAACAGTATGAACCTAGAGTAAACCTAACAAAAGTAGAAGTTACTCCAATCTATGCTAATAATAAGATTAACATAGATATCGAGTACCAGATTGTTGGATTACCCATTGTTGAGTCTATATCCTTCGTCTTACAGAGACCCGAATAATGCAACCAAACAATCTAACAGCACTAGACTTTGAGGATGTCAAAGCAAGTATCAAATCATACCTAAGAACTCGCACTGAGTTTACGGATTATGACTTTGAGGGTTCTGCATTATCATATATGGTTGATGCACTTGCTTATAACACTTACTATACAGCGTTCAATGCTAACATGTCATTGAATGAGGCGTTTTTACCGTCTTCCACTATTAGAGATAACGTAGTTAATATTGCTAAGTTGATGAATTACACTCCTAGAAGTGTTATTTCATCTAGAGCGTCTATAAAACTCGATGTTCAGACACAACAGTCAAATGGAGTGTATCCAACTAGTGTAACCTTGAAGAAAGGTGCAGTTGCTACTGGTGGTAACTATGTTTGGAACATTACAAGAGACACAACCGCTGAAGTTAGTCCTACAAGCGGTATTGCGACGTTTGACGAAGTTTGTATCTATGAAGGTCAACTTGTAAACTTCCAATATATCGTTAATACCTTTGCTAGACAGAATTATACTATTCCTTCCGCAGAAGCAGATCTTGCAACACTCAAAGTTAGTGTAAAAGCAAACGAAACCGCAACAGCAGCGGATATCTACAATAGAGTAGACACTATTACGGGTTTATCTGCAACTACCCGCGCTTATTTCCTTTCTGAAGGTGAGGATATGCGCTTTGAAGTTAGATTTGGTGATGATAGTGTTGGTAGAGCATTGAAAGACGGAGAAGTCGTTCAATTTGAGTATTTGGTCACTTCTGGTAAAGCAGCAAACGAAGTTAAGATCTTTAACTTCATTGGAACTATTATAGACTCTACTGGACTTAACGTTACAAGTGCCAATAGCACTCTTACTCCATTACATCGTTCTCAGATGGGTTCTGATGCGGAAAGTATCGAATCTATCAAATACAATGCACCGAGATACTACTCTTCTCAGTACAGAGCAGTTACAGCACAGGATTACGCTCTAATCACTCAAAGAATTTACGATAACGCAGATTCCGTCGTTGCGTATGGTGGAGATAGTTTAAATCCTCCCATTTATGGAAAAGTATTCATTGCTATCAAAACTAAGACTGGATCCCTTCTAAATGACGCTACAAAGAAGGAAATCTCTGCTAACCTTAGAAAGTATGCTATGGCATCGATTGACCCTGTTGTAGTCGATCCTGATAACATCTACATCTATACTAAGATCTTTGCTCTATATGATACTGGAGCAGGAAGTAGTTCTTCACAGATTAAAACAGATATTCAGAACGGAATTACTGATTGGGCAACACAAACTCAAATTAATAACTTCAACTCAACGTTTAGAGGATCTGCATACGAGAAAGCAATCTCTCTTTCTAATAATGCCATTACTGACGTTTCACTACAAACAACCAATCTTAAATACATCTTTCCAAACAGTAATCAAACTAATACTTACTGCATTAGCACTGGTAGTGGACTTTATAACTCCGCACCTTCTAAAGATGGTGATAATGGAGATTGTAAGAAAGAACCTATCCTGTTATCAGGAACATTCCGAACTGCGGATCGCCCTGGTGTAGATCAGCAGTTTGAAGACGATGGATACGGAAATTTACGCATTTTCTACAATACAGGTACTAAGAAGGTATATACGAACAATGCAATCGGCACAGTCAACTATGATACTGGTGAAATCTGCTTTGGTCCAGTAAATGTGATTAGTACAGGAACAAACACTCCTTCTGCCAATGCAGTTAACATTACAGATACTGTTACTGGTGCAGGTAGCGTTACGGATCCTGCACTTCTTCCTGGAGGTCTCAAGATCCCTGTTGTTACTATTCCTGCCAATAGTGGAACTATTCCTGCTTCCACACCTGGAACTATCATTAATATTATTAGTCCTGAGGTAACAGTTGCTCCGATTGGCACTACACCACCTGCCTCTGTCCCTCTAAATAGTTTGACACCAACGATATTTGACTCAACCCCTACAGTTGTAGAGGTTGCCCCGATTGATAACAGCGGTGGCATAAACACATCAACCTGTTTCTCGTAAGCGTAGATGAACATCAATAAGGTTTCCCAATCGATTGAGTCTCAATCACCAGACTTCATTGGATCAGAATATCCCCTGTTCAATAAATTCCTTGAGTATTACTATAAGTCTCAGGAAAAAACTGGTTTAGGGCAAAACATACTCAATAACTTCCTTCAATATCTCGATATCGACAAACTTGATATCGGTATCTTGGATGGTGCAACTACAGTTGTAGAAACGGTTGGTGTAACAGATGATAAGATTGTTGTAGAAAGTATTGATCCTTTCTTAGAAGAGAATGGATCTATTCTAATTGGTGATGAAGTTATATTCTACGAAAGTGTTGATAAGTCTCCTAGTATTGCTCTTTCTCCAGGTATTTCTTACGAACAGGTAAAACTTAAGTGGACTACTCTTGCAAGTCTTATTTCTTCGTTTGATAGCACTACTACTCAATTCCCATTAACATCTCAAGACAGTCCGATTGCTCCCCCTTCAGCACAGCATCTGATTGTTTCTTTGTATGGCAAGATTTTAATCCCTAATGTTGATTACACTCTTAGTGGATCAAACATTGTATTTACTACTGCACCTAGAACTAAGATTCCTGCTGATGATGCGGGTTCAACCTATATCTTCTATCTCAGCGGTTTTGTTGAGAACACCATTCATAACTTAGATAATCTTTCTGGTGCTTTTGGAGATGGTAAGAAACAATTCACTCTAACTCGTAATGGTGTGGCGTATGAACCAGAAGTTGAAGAGTATTTAAACGTAATTTACGATAATAGACTTCTTGTACCGAAGGTTGACTATTTTATTGATAAAAATCAATTCGTATTCAAGGAACCACCTCTAAATGGTCGTTTCTTATCGATTCATTCGATTGAAGCACCAATTCCTTCTTTTGGTGCTAATGCAGTTGGATTTGCTCGTGTAAACAATACTGGAAATTTAACAAGCATCGTATCCAGTCAAATTGGTTCTGGATATCGTTTTGAGTATCCTCCTCAAGTTAGTATTGACTCTGAGAACGGTTCTGGTGGTGCTGCAACTGCTCTTGTCAATGGTATCAAGGCAATCTCCCTATTAGAAGGAGGAAGAGGTTACAGCGTCTCTAACCCTCCTGTGGTGCAAGTACAAGCACCTACTAAAATTGGTTCTAGTCAAGCAACTATTACAGCAACCGTTACCGATGGTGCAGTTAGTGGATTGGATATTACTAATTCTGGTTCTGGATACACTTTTACTCCTAGAATTACTTTTATTCAACCAGGTGGTGCAAAATTAGGTGCACCTGTAATCACCAACGGTCAAGTTATTTCTATTCCTGTTACTGATGGAGGTTTTGGATATACTACTGCTCCTACGGTGTATGTTGATGAACCAACTGGTGCTAACTCAATCAAGTCATCATTAAGAGCAAATATCACTGATGGTAAGGTTACCAGCATTACAGTTTTGAATGCAGGACAAGGATATACTACTACACCTAGGGTTGCTATTATCGATCCTGTAGGTGCACAGGTATTAGAGACTGTAGTTGATGGTGATGGGCGTGTTATCAGAGTTGATCTACTCAATGGTGGTAGCGGATATGATGATGTTCCCTCTGTTTATATTGTAGACAAGAGAACTAACGGTGGTACTGGTGCAACTGCTGTTGCTTCAATTTTCAACGGTCAAATCACCGATATTAACATTACTGCCTTTGGTAGCGGTTATTCTGCTGCTGCGCCTCCAGAAATTGTAATTCAAGCACCTCCTCAAGCAAAAGCATCTGTTGAGATTGGATTAAATGAAGTTACTGGTTTTGTTGTAACAGAAGCAGGTAATGGATATAAGAAAGCAGCATTTACTGGATGTGCAAGAGCAGCATCTGGAATTACAAAGTATACTGAGGATGGTAACGCGGTATTCAGAAACAATACTGTTGCTGCCAGTGCTGATATTGGTGCAAATGTAAAATGTCTTGATGCATTGTTTATCAAGAGATTATTAGATAAGTATACAGAACAATTCTTACCTGACGTTCCAGAACTTGACTATAAGAAGATCGATGTTCGTACAGCGATCAAAACCATTAAAGATTTTTATTCATCTAAAGGTACTTCGTTCAGTATTGCATATCTGTTCAAGTTACTTTACGGTGAAACTGTAACGGTTACATATC